CAAAACAACATTGGCCAAAGCAACCGCCAGGTAATCTATGGTTCACAACTGACAGAGATGTGTTACATCAATATAAAGATGAAAAATTTTATATCTTACTTGATAAAAAACACTGGATGGGCCATTATACAATAAACACTGTTAAAGATTGTAACTTACATCTAATGAATAAGTTTAGTTTAAACAGACACATAGATAAGGAGTTTGTAAATGAATAAAGGCTTTTGTATACTTGCACAAAATAACAAAACAACTGACTATGTAAGACAAGCGTATGCGTGTGCATTAAGTATTATTAAATTTAATCCAGATGCAAAAATTAGTTTAATTACAAACGATAAAGTATCTGCAAAGTATAAAAAAGTATTTGACAAAATTATAGACATTCCTTGGGACGACCAAGCACAAGAATCAACTTGGAAAGTTGAAAATAGATGGAAAATATATCATGTAACACCATACGACGAAACCATTGTATGTGATGCTGACGTACTATTTTTACAGAACATTAATCATTGGTGGAAAGAACTAAACAAATATAATTTATTTTTTGTAACTAATCCAACAACTTATAGAAACGAACCAATAGGAAACGCACATAGAAAAACTTTTATTGCAAATGATCTACCTATGTTATATTCTACAATACATTATTTTAAAAAGTGCAATGAAGCAAAAGAGTTTTATACTATGTTAGAAATAGTTGTTAACAACTGGGAATTATTTTATACAAAATTTGCAAAAGAAAGATTTCAAAAATGGTGCAGTATTGATATGAGTGCCGCGATTGCTTGTAAAATTTTAGGAATTGAAACACAAATAACAAATACAAATAGTTTTATTAATTTTGTACATATGAAACCTAAGATTCAGCACTGGAATAATATTCCCTCAAGTTGGACAAAAGCAATAGGCAAATATTTAAAAACAGATGGTTCACTTATGATTGGAAATTTTTTACAAACAAAACCATTTCATTATGTAGAAGATAATTTCTTATCTAACGAAATTATTAAACAGTTGGAGTCTGCATAATGTTGTATATTAACTTTGACCAAAAAACAGGTACTATTAAATCATTTACTAACGTAGAGCCTGATAGCAGTTTTATTGAAGTTGACAGCGATACATATAAAGATTTTATTGATGGTAAAAAGTTAATGCAAGATTATATAGTAATACCATCAACTAAAGATAAGGTGTTTGAGCTTGTAGGAAAAAACAAAGATCTTATGGAGTTTGATGTAGATCAAAGTATACATAAACTTGTCGATAAAAAGCCTAATAGTAAAAATTATGTAGAAATTGTACAAGATATAAAACAAAAAGTTTGGGAAGTTACTATTAGTAACACATTAAAAACTTTTCTATCTAGTAGTAATTTTTATAAAGATAAAATGCAATATGTTTATATAACTGAAAAAAATAACCCTAATATCCTGATAGATACATTGAGTATACCTATCAGCGAATTGCTACAAACCGGCACATATAAAATTAAAAATAATATTGCATCAAACAAAAATACCAGTTTATACTGTATCAAAGTTTTTGATGCATATTATCATAGAAGGAAATAACATGTCAAAGATAAAAATTATTGATCAAGATATTATATTTTTAAGTTATGACGAGCCTAATGCTGAGCAAAATTACACAGACTTACTAACTAAGGTTCCTTGGGCAAAACGTGTACACGGAGTAGAAGGTTCAGATGCTGCCCATAAAGCCTGTGCTGAATTAAGTGAAACTAAGCATTTTGTTACTGTTGACGGTGACACTCAAATGCATCCTGACTTTTTAAAACAAGAATTGGATCTTGATAAACTTGGAGTTGATGATGATTACCAATTTAGTTGGTGTGGTAATATAGATGTAAACGGTTTAAAATATGGCAATGGTAGCTTAAAAATGTGGACTAAAGATTTTGTAAAAAATATGAAAACGCATGAAAACACAGACGGTGAAGATCGTCATCAAATAGAGTTTTGTTACTTTGACAACTACTATCAGCTTAACGAAAATTTTAGTACTAGTATAATAAGTTCAACTCCGCAACAAGCCTGGAGAGCAGGTTTTCGTGAAGGAGTCAAAATGAGTTTAGATCAAGGAAAAAAAGTTGATGACCTAAGAACAAACTGGTGGCAAAACTACCATAGACTTTTAATCTGGATGTCTGTAGGTGCTGATATAGAAAACGGTAAGTGGTCAATATTTGGTGCTAGGCAAGGTACGTATATGACTATGTGTACAGATTGGGACCATGTGCAAACTCGTGACTTTACGTACCTAAATAATTTTTGGAAAGAAAATGAACAAACAATATCATTAGCTGGTTTAGAAGATTCAATTGAAGAATTGGGCGAAAAGTTAGTTAATGAACTAGGTATAGAAATACCTGTTAAGTCTCTTAATAGTGATCAAAGTAAATTTTTTAAAACTGTTTATGCAAATACTCCGAGAGTTATTAGAAATAAATGAGTAACGAACAAAAAATACAAGTTCTTGAAATAAAACGAGAACAAATGAACAAGGTAAGTTGTTCCTTTTGCACAGCAAAATGGTTGCAAACGACTTTGTACTTGCAGAATGGGTTCAACCATTCCTGTCATCATCCTGCTCCACACAAGATACCTTTGGCAGAGATTGAGTTGGACCCTTCTGCACTTCACAATAGCAAATACAAAAAAGAACAACGAGAAAAAATGTTAAAAGGTGAACGTCCTAAAGAGTGTGATTATTGTTGGAATATTGAAGACTTAGATAACACATACTTTAGTGATAGACATTACAAAACATCTGACACATGGGCATGGGACAGATTTGAAGAAATAGCAAAATCAGATCCAAACAAAAATGTTTATCCTAGTTATTTGGAAGTAAGTTTTAGTAATGCATGTAATTTTGCATGTTCATATTGTTCACCAGAAATTAGTTCTAAGTGGATGGAAGATATAAACAAGTATGGACAATATCCTACAAAGCACGGTGCTCATAATTTAGACTACTTAAAGTCTAGTGGAAAGTATCCATATAAACATAGTGAGGATAATCCTTATGTTACGGCATTTTGGAAATGGTTTCCAGACGCTTTACCTTATTTAAAAGTTTTTAGAATAACCGGCGGTGAGCCTACTATGAGTAAAGATACTTGGAAAGTGTTAGATTATCTATTAGAAAATCCTCAATACAAAATAGATATTGCAATTAATAGTAATCTTGGAGTACCTGATGTACTAATTGATAAACTAATTAAAAAATTAAATCAGTTACAAGAAGTTGGCATAAATGTTGACATTTATACAAGTATTGAAAGCACAGGCGAACAAGCTGAATATGCACGTGACGGACTAAATTATAAGCAATGGTTAGACAATGTAAATAAAGTATTAGAGTTAACTAAGAGTAAAGTTGCTATTATGACTACTATTAATATTCTAAGTTTACCAACGTTTACTGATTTTATAAAAACACTTATGGATTTAAGAGCAAAACACAATACTTCGTTTGAATATAATCGTGTTCCGTTGAGTGTAAATTATTTAAGATGGCCACCTCATTTACAATGTTCTTTACTTGATACTAAGGAGAGAGTAAAGTATGCAAATGACATTGAAACAATTTGTAATAGTTGGTTAAAGTATAATAGTCCAGAAAAGTTTGCTAGATTATATCTAGAAGAATGGGATCAGATAAAAAGGTTTTGTGAATACTTAAAAACACAGACTAATGCTGTAGAGCATAGAAAAGATTTTGTAAAATTTATAAGCGAATATGATAAAAGGCGTAGTAAAGATTTTTATATAACCTTTAAAGATTACGAGAACTTAATGGAGACATGGAGTGCCTAAAAAAGATAACGAAAATTTACAGCAATATCGTGATAGAGTTTTAGATACAAAAAGTAAAAGTTTTTGTGGTGCTAAATGGTATAATGCTACTACATGGTTAGGTAGTGGCACAACTGCAAGTTGTCATCACCCACCTGCACATAAAATACCATTAGTAGAGATTCAAGATAATCCCACAGCAATACACAATACTGCACATAAAAAAGAAATGCGCCGTATGATGCAAAAAGGCGAGAGACCTGCTGAGTGTGAATATTGCTGGAAGATGGAAGATATGAAAAAAGATGCTGTTAGTGACAGAACTTTTAAAAGTATTATTTACTCAGACGAAGAATTACAACGTGCATACGAAGCAGATGCAAATGATAATGTTAATCTTAAAACATTTGAAATTGCTTTTGATAGGACATGCAATTTAGCATGTAGCTATTGCAATGCAAGTTTTTCAACTACATGGGCTAAAGATATTAAAAAGAATGGCGAATACACTAATCTTGTAAGTGATGGCGCTGGTGCATTTAAGCAAGACGGTAGTTGGACACAACCTTATAAAAATGACGAAGACAATCCTTACATACAAGCATTTTGGAAATGGTGGGATAGTGGCCTAGCTGATAGTTTAGAAGAACTGCGGGTTACAGGTGGCGAACCTTTAATGAGCGGCAACACTTGGAAACTGTTTGATTGGTTTAACGCACAAGAAACTAATATGCGTTTTGCAATTAACAGTAATCTAATTGCTAAAGAAGATATTATCGACAAGTTAATTGATAAAACACAAGGAATGAAACATTTTGATTTGTATACTAGTTGTGAAGCAGTTGGTAAACAAGCAGAATATATTCGTGACGGATTAGTTTATGAACAGTGGCTTACTAATATTAAACGTATGCTAACAGAAGGTAACTGCAATAACATTAATATTATGATGACTATTAATAGTTTGTGTTTGTTTAGTATTACTGAATTTTTAGACGAAGTGTATAAACTAAAAGAACTTACACAAAGTAGAACGCCAACTGTAAGTTTAAACTTATTGCGTTTTCCAAGTTTTCAAAGCCCGTTAGCATTGCCTAATCATATTAAAGATCATTTACATAATAAATTCAGCACATGGTGGGAAGAGAATAAACACAAGCCAGGCTGGCACGAATTTGAAAAAGCAAGTATTGAACGTTTAATAGATTACCTAGTAACTGTAGATGCACCGCATAGACGCACAAGTAATCCTGTTACACTGTGGCGCGATTTTAAAACATTTTATGCACAGTATGATGTACGTAGAAACAAGAGTCTAAGTGTATTTCCTAAAATATTAACAGACTGGGTTGAAAGTATTCCAGACACAGATGCAAGTATTATGGAACTTGCAGAAAAAGAAGGCTGGATACTAAAGCCTGATAATAAAAACATTGGAGAACCTCTTGGAAAATATTAGTTTTTATTATGATAATATTATTAATGGAAATCCTGCTCCTAATGCTTGTATAGACTTTAATATTACAAAAGACAAACATCAGATACCTTACATAACTGATGACGTGTTTTATAATGATAGTTGCACTCATAGAGTTACAATGTTATATAATACACTAAAATATATAGGAATACAACCTAATATTGTAACAGGAAAACAGCGAATAAAAAACTGTTACTATCCTATAGAACTAAGTTTTCATGGCGGCAAACCTATATCAAGATATGTGAGTGAAAAGACTGTATATTTGACTAAAAAAAATAGATTTAAAATTTTACTAACTTATCAAGAAGAGGGTGCTGCTATACAAACAATAGCTCTTGTTAAAAAACAAGCAGACGAGTTAGTTCATATGGGCGTACCTAAAAGCAATATAGTTGTATTATTAGGAGATATAAATTGTGCATATAAAAAATTTTTAGATCCTTATAAGTTATTTGGCTTAGATTGGTGGCAGATAAAACATCAAATTACATATAAATCAAGGGCAGGTGAAAATTTACTCTGGACAAGTTTGCGTAATTATGATAAACCTGTACTAAAAAAAGAACGCAAAAAGTTGTTAAACAATTTAGACACATGGCAACCGCAAAATGTTGCACTTAGTTATAATGGTAATAATAGAATACATAGAGCAGGTTTAGTAAGTGAGTTACTTTTACGTAATTTGCAAGAAAAAAGTTATATTAGTTATAATGTGTATGATCAACCGTGTAGCCAATTTTCTACTAACGATAACCGTGTTGTTGATCTTAGTAAATCTAACGCATATTTAAAAGAAAAATTAAAATGGATGGAATATGTACAAAATGCAAGACTTATTATTGACAAACAAGATGGCGATGTATATAAAGATGATAGATATCACAATATAGAACATTATGCAAATAGCCTAGTAAGTTTAGTTACAGAAACATATGCAACTGATATTATTGATAAAGGAGAGTATGAATACCACGACGAGATAAATGTATTATGGACTACAGAAAAAACATGGAAGCCTATTCAAATAGGTCATCCGTTTATAATACTAGGATCTCAAGATACAATTACCTATTTAAACAATGAAGGATATTTTAGTTTTCCTGAATTTTGGAGCGAATCGTATGATAGAGTAGCAAAATTATCTAGTAGAATTGATATGATATGTGACCAAATTGACAGATTAGATAAAATGACTATAGGTCAGCGTGTAGACATGGCTAAAAAAATTAAACCATTTTTAGAAAGTAATAGAAATAGATTCTTAAATAAAGATAACCGACCAAAAGTTATAAAATTGTACAAGGAAATGCAATATGGATAATATGAAGAAAAAAGATTTAAAAAAATCAAAAGTGTTTTGTATGGCTCCTTGGACTCACATGCATTTTATGCCAAACAAAGATGTAAATCCGTGTTGTTTGTCACCTATACATGAAACAATAGGAAATATGAACAATCAAGATATTCCGCAAATTTGGAATAGTGATCGTATGAAACAACTACGTAAGGATATGCTAGAAGGGAATGAACGACCTGATTTTTGTTATAGATGTTACGAAAAAGAAAACGACGGATTTACTAGTTTACGTACTCATATGAATGACAGTTATTTGGAAAACCATTATGGTATTGTAGAACAAACAACTGAAGACGGCCGTGTTGATCCTCTGAATTTAATACATTGGGATTTTAGATTTAGTAATGTGTGCAATCAAAAATGTAGAACATGCGGTATTGAATTTAGTACTCAGTGGCATGCTGACTTTATAAAACTTTGGGACCTAGATAAAAATCATCCTAGTACGCCACCTAAAGTTAAGCGTATTTGGATTGACGAACTAGAGTTTGAAAAAGACTTTGACACATTTTTTGATAAAGTAGAATACATACATTTTGCAGGAGGCGAACCTTTAATTACTGACGAGCATTATAAAGTACTAGATAGGTTAATAGAAGCAGGTAGAAGTGATGTTAGGTTACGTTACAGTACAAACTTTAATGCACTAAAATATAAAAAATATGATATATTAGAAATGTGGAAACATTTTGATCACATTGAATTAATGGCAAGTATAGATGATATGGGTGACCGTTATAACTATATAAGAAAAGGCGGCAACTGGGATAAAGTAGTTGCTAACTTCAGTAAATTTAAGGACAGTGGATTATTTGAAAGACCAAATATGCATTGGGGATTACATCCTACTATAAGTTTTTGGAATATCTATTATATGCCTGACTTTCATAGAGAATGTATTAAACTAGGAATGATAGATGTAAATAAAAAACATGATCATTGGTTTACAACATTCCATTTAAATAATTTAATACAGCCTGAATATTATAACTGCCAAATATTATTACCGCATCTAAAAAAACAAGTTACGGATAAACTATTAGCTTATGCAGATGAATTAGAAAAAGTTTATAAAATACCAAGCGACCCTTTTAGAAATTTAGTTACATATATGAATCAAGAAGATAAAACTAATCAAATTCCTAAAATGCAAAATATGACACACAGGTTAGATAAAATTAGAGCAGAAGAAACTCCTAAAATATTTCCGTTTATCAAAGAGATGTTTGATGTCCGCTAGTTTTCTTATAGATATTCCTATAAAGTTTGATGACACTGATCATAAAAATAACAGTCTAGGATTTAGAGGTCCTGAACCTACTTCAGATGAAATTGTTTTATTTGGTGGATGTAGTTTAACATATGCAACAGGTGTTGAGGCAGAACAGTCTTGGCCATACCTAATTGCTAACGGAGATAATTATTTGAATGTCGCAATACCTGGTTCGGGTATAGATGTACAATTACTAAATCTTACATGGGCAATAAATAATTATAATGTAAAAAAACTTTACTGGTATGCAAGTGATCCTCATAGGCAAGTTGTAGTAAGAGATGACGAAAAATATGTCAACTTATATGTACCAGGAGACATGCATTTATTAAATGATAATCTTAAATTACGCAAAAGTTTTATTAGGTCAAATACGTTAATGTCTGAAACTATTTGGCAAAAATATTTTTGGAACATATACACATTTTTTAGCTTGTGTAAACAAAAAAATATAGAAATGTTTGTTACAGTTTGGATGGGTGAATATGATTATAAATTAGAAAACTTAAAAAGAGAATTTAATGTAAAAAGTATAGGAAACATAAAACATGATCTCGATAAAGGTACTGATAACTTACATCCAGGACCAAAGTGTCATAAGACTTTTGCAGATTATATTAAAGGAAGAAAAATATGAATTTTTATATCTTTAATCCAGTGCAACAAGAAAATAAATTTTTTAGAGACAATATAAACACCGATTGGGGTAATGCTGATAAAAGTGTTGTAAGCCAAGAAAGCAAATTTCATTATTTTAAATTTTTAAATATTATAGAACGTAACGGCAAACAATTATCAAAAAGTCCAATAGGTATTATTCCTTTTTATTATGAAGCAGGAAATCATAATATAGATAAAATAATTCAAGTAGTAAAAGAAAACTTTGTGTATGTTTTAAAACATAAAATTGTTTTTCTAGACCCATTAGAAGGTAATCATAATATTGCAGAAGATATTGATTATTTTGTAAATTATTTTAACGATTCTCTTGATGTTTATTTTATAAGTGGTGACTTAAAACTACGTGAAAGAAAAAATAGGTTTACTTTTGTTTATAATGATCAATGGATACATCATATTTCTCCACCTCCAGAGATTATCCCATATAACCCTACTACCAAAGACTATATTAATTGTAACAGAGTTGCAAGAATGCATAGATGTATGTTAATGCAATCTTTAATTGATAATCATTTATTACAAACAGGATACAATACTTGGGCAAATACTTACGGAGCATTTGATGAATTTAAAAGATTATATCCTAAAAATACAATTACTAATCAAAAATATGATGTACTAGATATTAAAAATGTGACTGAAGCTAATCCTACAAATAGTATACCAATAGAGTATTGTAAAAAAACATTCTTGTACCTTAATACTGAAACGCATGTGGATAATAAAGTTTTGTTTATAAGTGAAAAAACTTATAAGCCTATTGCAATTGGTATGCCGTTTATGACATTAGGAAATCCAGGAACACTAGCACGTCTTAGAGATTTGGGATTTATAACATTTAATAAATGGTTTGATGAAAGGTATGATTTTGACTTGACATTAGAGGAAAGAATTGCTATAATAGTAAGTAATCTAAATCGTTTAAGAGATGAGAGCTTTGATAGAAAGACTGAGCTACGTAAAGAAATGGAGCCAGTATGCAAACACAATCAAAATTTGTATAGACAGTTACATTATAAAAACGATATAATTAATAAATTAGATTTAATAAAAGAAGGACAAATAAAATGAGTAAAATTGCATTTATAGGCCTTGGTAAACTAGGTTTACCTTGTGCAGAAGTTATAGCCAAAAAAGGTCATGCTGTATTAGGATACGATACTCGAAAAGTTGAAAGTGACTATGTTATTGTAGAGGATAACATTAAAGACACAGTCAAAGATGTTGACATTGTTTTTGTTTCTGTACCTACACCACATGATCCCCAATACGACGGAAGATATCCTACTAGCGATTTACCGCCAAAGGACTTTGCTTATGATATAGTAGAAAGTGTACTTACTGAAGCAAATAAACATATGAATAAAAACCAGTTGCTTGTTCTTATTAGCACAGTATTACCTGGTACGGTAAGACATAGGCTTTGGAGACTTTGCGGTAATACACGTTTTGTTTACAATCCTTACTTAATTGCTATGGGAACTGTTGCATGGGATATGGCCAATCCAGAAATGATAATGATTGGAACACATGATGGCTCTAAAACTGGTGACGCAAAACAGCTAGTAGATTTGTACGAAACTATTGTGGAAAATAATCCACGCTACGAAATTGGTACTTGGGACGAATGTGAATGCATCAAAGTATTCTATAACACATTTATTAGTGCTAAGATTGGATTAGTTAATATGATACAAGACGTTGCTGAAAGACAAGGTAATATTAATGTTGATGTTGTAACTAATGCACTTGCACATAGCGACAAGCGTATTATGGGCCCAGGTTATATGAAAGCAGGAATGGGCGATGGTGGAGCATGCCATCCAAGAGATAACATTGCGTTACGTTGGCTTAGCGAAGAGTTGAGATTAGAATATGATTTGTTTGACTCGGTGATGTATGCTAGAGAAATACAAGCAAAAAATATGGCAGAAACAATATTAGAACATGGCAACCGTGTAATGTTTACATCCAATAGTTATAAGCCTGATGTAGATTATGTAGATGGTAGTTACAGTGTGCTAGTACAGTTTTTTGTTACAGAATTAGAAGGTGATGTAGTAAAAGAAAATCCAGATGTAATTGTACGTGTTCATGAAACAGATCCTATACCACATGTGCCTGGAGCAACAATTTTTGACCCATGGAGGGTTACACCTAAACATCAATACGATGACATGACGGTTGTTCACTATGGGAACACACGTATATGGTAAATTATGTATGATATTGTATATATAGGATCTAAAGATAGCAAATGGGATAAGATAAAATCTACGTTTCCAAATGCTAAGATTGCCAGTACAGTTACTGATGCACAGACTAAAATTTTTACAAAAATGTTTTGGGCAATATGGCCTGACATTGATCTTATAGAAGATTTTAAATTTGATTACGAAGTAGATGAATGGAGTGAAGATTATATTCACGTATTTTTAAACGACAAAATTTTTGACGGAGTATGTCTGTTTCCTAAACGATGCGAAGTTTCAAACAGAGAATTATCATATAGATTTTTTAGTAATAAAAAAGAAATTAATATAACAGCTAGTAAGCCAGAAAAATATAATGTTTTATATGTAAAAACTTATGAAGATTATGTAAATGGTTTAAAAAAGTCTACTACTGATTTTGTTTATGTAGTACCATGTGATATATATTTAAAAGTCGATTTTAATTTTAATTATAAAGTTCCGTATTGGGAAAAGGATATCATACATGCATTTAAAAATGGCGATTATTACGATGGTGTATGGATCCAACATAAAGACAAAGAAGTATCTAAAAAAGAATTTGACTACAGATTTTTTACAAACAAAAAAGAAATAGACATTGTTGCATCTACTCCTGAAATAAATGAAGTAATATATTGTTCTAATTATCAAGAATATTTAAGTAAACGGTCAAAGATTAAGTCTAAGTTTTACTATGTAGTTACATCAAATCTTAATGTTGATAATTTTAATTTTAATTACCAAATACCTACATGGGATAAAGATATAGTTCATATATTTAAAAATCAAAAATACTATGACGGAATATTTTTATGTTCTAAAGATGTACAAGTAAGCAGTAAAGAATATGATTATAAGTTCTTTATGAGAAAAAAAGAATTAGACATAAACGCTTCAATACCTAAAACTTTTGATGTTGTGTTTATTAGCTATTACGAATCTAATGCAGATAAACATTTTAGGAAGTTACAAGAACATATACAATTAACATCTCCAAGTACAAACTTAATATGGATAAGAGATGTCGATGGTATACATCAAGCACATAAAAAAGCCGCAGAAAGAGTACAAACAAATATGTTTTTTGTAGTTGACGGAGATGCAGAAGTTGTTGATGATTTTGATCTTTCGTATCAAGTTGCAAGTTGGGATCAAGATACTGTACATGTTTGGCGAGCAAAAAATCCTGTAAATAATTTAGAGTATGGCTATGGCGGTGCAAAACTATTGCCTACTAAAGCATGTTTAAATATGAATGAAAAAACTACTGATATGACGACAACATTAAGCCCTAAATTTAAAGCGATGCCTACAGTTAGTAATATTTCAGTGTTTGATACAGATCCTTGGAGTACATGGAAAAGTGCATTTAGAGAATGTGCAAAATTAAGTAGTAAAGTAATTGATAGACAAGATCAGGAAGAAACAGATGAAAGACTTAAAATATGGACTACTACAGCTAATGGAAGATTTCGTGAGTATGCGATTAGAGGTGCTAGGGCTGGCATGGAGTTTGGCCTTTCTATTGGGGCTGACCTTCGGCTAATAAATGATTTTGCTTGGCTAAGAGAAAAATTTAATGCAGAAAATTGAAGATATTACATCAGTACACATTGAACTTACTGATAAGTGCCAAGCACAATGTCCAATGTGTGCAAGGAATTATCACGGCGGCGCAGTAAGGCCTTTTATACGTAATGGTGATATTTCTATAGAGCAATTTAAAGAGTGGTTTCCAAAAGAATTTTTAGAAAAATTGTATAACTTTTATAGTTGTGGAAATTACGGTGACCCTGCATTTGCAAAAGATTGTTTAGAAATATATGAATACGTAAGATCGTGTAACAAGGAAACTAGACTTGCATTACACACTAATGGAGGAATGCGTGATCCTAAATGGTGGAGTAAACTTGCAATAGCAATAGGAACACAACGTAACAGCGAAGTAATTTTTGCTGTAGATGGCTTTCCAGGCAAACATGAGTTATATAGGCGTAATACAAAATTTGAAAAAGTTATAGAAAATATGAGTGCTTTTATAAATGCAGGAGGAACAGCAAGAGTTGATAGTTTAGTATTTGCACATAACGAACATGAAACAGAAGAACTAGAGTCATATCTACTTGACTTAGGAGTAGACAAAGTTAATTTTATTAGTACTACGAGATTCTATGAAATGAAAGAATACAAAGTACAAAATGTTAAAGGGGATATTGAATATTATCTAAAACCAGCAGAATTGCCCAAATGGAAAAAGACCCCAAACAAAAGTTTAGAAAACTTGTTAGATGTACAGTTTAGAGAAAGTGCTATTGAAAAAAGTGTAATTGATCCTAAGTGTACAAACGAGCAAAGTATATATGTTGACCCTTATGGAAGCATATTTCCGTGTTGTTGGATAGGCGGCGACAGTTTAGAACAGCCAATAGAAGAAACATTGCCTATACACAAACTTAGAAATTTAAGTGTACAAAATACAAAAGAAATGTTAGAAGTAATAGGCATTCCTAAGTGCCAACACGGTGCCTTAAAGCAAACAGGAGCCCTATGGCCGAAGTTAAATACTTATTGGAACGGGAAAGATAAGTGTATGACATGTGCAAGACAATGTAGTAAATTAATTTACGATAGTAATAATAAGTATGAATAATTTTCAAAGTATCCCATGGGATAATATAACCAAGTTTGGCCAACAAACGATGCTAGAGACTCATCTTTTTGCAGTTTCGTGGATCCTGGCTAGATTTTGTAATTATGAGTGCAGTTATTGCTGGCCACACGCTAGATCTAGTACCCCAGACCACCAAGATTTAGAATTGTACTTAAACACCATAGATAGTATCAAAGCACAGGCACGTGAAAATAACTTCACTGATTTCCACTTTTCTTTTAGCGGCGGCGAACCTACTGCCTATAAGCATTTTGGCAAAGTGATAGAACACTATGCAAATGATCCTGCTCCAGAATACCAAAGTATTCATATGACAACTAACCTTTCGCCAGGAAGCATATGGTGGAATAAATGGATAGAAGCAACATCTAAACTTCAACGTAGAAGTATTACCGCTAGTTACCATGCTGAATTTGCTAAAGAGCAAGAGTTTGGTGACAAATGTTTACAGTTGATAGATAACGGTGTGTATGTTACAATTAATCAAGTAATGGTACCAGAATTATTTAATGAGCTTTATGAAAGATTAGAGAGATTTGCTGAAAGAGGTATTAATGTAACTCTTAAACCTCAATCAAATCCTACTGCTTCTGCTATAGTTGACGGTTATACACAAGAACAAAAACATCTTATGCAAATAGGATTTCCACAAAGCTGGAATGGCGAAGAAATATATCAAATTAAATTAGTAGACGATAATAACAATCAATACAAGTTTGATCAAGCAGAACGTTTTAATGCGTTTGGGTTTAACAAATTTAAAGGTTGGAATTGTAATGCAGGCTATCAAAGTTGTGTTATTAGAGAGCATGAAGTACGCAGAAGCTATTCATGTCATGACGAACCGTTAGGAACGCTACAAGACGGTTTTACGCTGTTTAAGACACCATCTAAGTGTATAACTCCTACGTGTGTAAGTAGTGCAGATAGCAAAATACCAAAGAGGAAAATATGATTACACTATGGTATGATGCAGAGGTAAACTGCCAACATGAAGACTTTGTTTATAGTAATAGAACTATATTTGATGCAGAATCAAAACAAGTTGGAGATACCTTTAATCCTAACAATAAAAATTATTATATAATAGAATTACACAATGTATACAAAGATGTTGACTTATTTTCATTAATGTCTACACAAGCAAAGAGTTTACTACGTCAAGGTTTAAAAATAATATTATATTATCCTAAAGAAGGGCATTCTCTAGATGATTGGTTAATAAACATTTATAAAAGTGTTAAACATAATGATATAGAAGGAAAAATTTATCTAGTGTTTGGCGATAATGATCTAAAAGAAAACTATAAATTGTTTTTAAAAGAAAATGTTATTGAAGATTTCCTTGTTCCTATCAGTATAGACTTTTTTGCAAAATATTATTTAGATGCAGTTGAAGGAAAAAATAAAGACTATCTTTTTTACAATGGTAAACTTAGACCACACAGACTATATGCAGTATCAGAGTTAGATAAACACAACGTTTTAGATAAAGGTATTGTTAGTTTAACAGCAACCGAGTATACAAATGGTGTCTTTAGTTTACAAGAATGTGTTGATGTACTTAACAAAAATAATGCAGGGTCAGATCATTTAGATAATTTTGTAGATAACTTTAAGCCTATGATTTTAGATATACCTTCAGATAAATTTTCATTAAGTGTTACAGATCAAACTAACTTTGATCACTACGGACATACTTATTTTAGTGTTATTAGTGAAACTTCTATTACGCATAGATTTGTTACAGAAAAAATTTATAAAGCATTTTATAACTTACATCCATTTATTGTGATTGGTCCTCCAAAAATGTTGCAATTATTAAAAGAGAAAGGATATCAAACTTTTGAAGAATTGTTTGACGAATCTTACGATAATGAACCTAACCATGTAAAAAGAGTTGATTTAGCAATACAACAAATTGTAAAATTTTGCAATCTTTCAGAGTCTGACAAACGTGAAAAATGTAATAAAATTATGAATAAATTATACTATAATAGAGAACATTATATAAAAAGTGCAAAATCTCAACCAAACATATTTAAAGTGATCGATAATGAAGATTGATATAGAAGATGTATTATTTTGGATGGACGCTATTCGTAATAGCGATAACCGATATCGTACACTTGAAAGTTTTTGGAAAGGACAAGTAAAAAGTAAAATTTGGTTAATAGAAGCACTAGAAAAACATAACAGATCTATAATGAATGCTGATGTAGTTATTCATGGTGGGTGGAACGGAGTATTATCATCACTATTGTTTAATTCAAATTTAGGTATTAGGCATATAACATCTATTGATATTGATAGAACGTGTGAAAATACAGCAAATACAATTAATAAAAGATATGAAATACAAGGAAAGTTTAATAGCATTACACAAGATATGGTAACTTATAAATATGATAAACCACCTTATCTTATAATTAACACTAGTTGTGAGCATATAAATCAAGAGCAGTATTTAGAATGGTTAAGTAATGTACCAAAAAGTTCTACAGTAGTTTTACAAAGTAATAATTATTTTGAATTAGATGAGCATATAAATTGTAGTAAAAATTTAGAAGAGTTTGTTAAAAAATCAAACTTAAAAGTTGATGTTGCTGAAACATTATCTTTTGAAAAATATGATAGATATATGATAATAGGAAAAAAACAAAATGTCTGATTTAGACAAATATACAGACGCTATAGCAAAAGCTGCCGGAAGTAAAACATTCTGTGTCCTGCCATGGATACACTTTGCTACTAGACCTAACGGTGATATGAGATTATGTTGTTCTTCAAATGCCAGTGGTGCAGGTCAAGACCACGAAGTAGGTTTAGTTAAAATGGAACACGGTAAACCTGCAAACTTTGGTAGAGAAACACCTATGGAAGCATGGAATAATGATTACATGAAAAGTGTACGTACTACTATGTTAGATGGTAAAATACCTGCAAGTTGTCGTAAGTGTTTTGAAGAAGAATCAAAAGGTGTAGCAAGTAAACGAGTATGGGAGAGTTACACATGGATGGAAGACGGTGTTGATATTCCTGAGCTTGTAAGACAGACTAAAGAAGATGGTACTGTTCCAGAAAACTTAAAATACTTAGACTTACGTTTAGGACATACATGTAATATTAAGTGTGTTATGTGTAGTCCACATGATAGTAGTAAATGGGTAATGGATCATAAAAAACTAATACCTCAGTTAGAAGATCCAGAAGTACTAAGACAAATGCAATGGGACAAAAAAGAATTTAATAATAAGTGGCACGAAAAAGATACGTTTTGGGAAGAAATGAATTCTCAAATACCAAATTTACGACAAGTATATTTTGCCGGAGGCGAACCTCTAATGATCAAAGAACATAAAATGTTTATTGAAGAAATTATTAGGCAAGGGTACCAAGATAAAATATTATTGCGTTACAATTCAAACGGATTACTAGTTGACGAAGATTTAATTGAATTATGGAGTAAATTTAAGAAAGTAAAATTTGCTGTTAGTATGGATGCTAGTTATGAACGTGATGAATATATTAGACATCCAACTGACTGGAGTACTGTAGAAAAAACATTACACTTGTTAGATAATACTCCTGATAATATACAAACTAGTTTAGCAACAGCGATACAAATATTCAATGTAAAACATCTACCCGACTTTATGAAATGGAAAGTAGAGAGCGGATTTAAAAAACTCAACGTTGGTGAAGTACCCGGCGGCGTACAAATGGGCGGAGGTTTAGTAAACATGCACTTATTATATATACCAACGTTTCTAAGTATACAAATACTGCCAAAAGAAGATAAAGAAGAAGTTAAAGAACGCTTTATGGATTTTAAAGATTGGCTGTGGAACAACTACAGGCAAGATGACGACTATTGGAAACATAATCCATATGGTTGGAAACGTTGGGAAGCAGTTCTTAATCATATGAATGCACAAGACAATAGTCATTTACTTCCAGGATTTAAAGAGTATGTAAACAAACTAGATGCAATACGTGGATTAAAAGCCGCAAAAGTATTTCCGGAGTTAGCACACTTATTATGAGAGAATTAGTTAAGATTATTACTACTCAAGATCCAGAGACATTAGACATTAGATTTTGGCCTACAGATATATGTAATTTTAATTGTGCATATTGTTTTCCAGGTAGCGTAACTAATAAATTACGTTATCCTAAAAATATCGATACTGTAATAAAAAACTTTAGAGCATTATTTGATTATTATATAATGACACACAACAAAACACATTTTAAAATTAATGTAGTAGGTGGCGGCGAGCCCACACTGTGGCCGCATTTTGCACAGTTTTGTAGAGAAATAAAAGAAAATCATAGTGTGCATATACAATGTACTACTAATGGTAGTAGAACTGTAAGATGGTTTGAAAAAAATACACAGGATGTAGATGAATTTGTACTAAGTTGCCATCAAAAAGATGTAAACATTGAAAATTTTATAGCTGTTGGTGATTACTTATTTGCTAATGGCAAGGATGTTACTGGACTAATGTTGATGGATGCGTCAGCCTGGAATAGATGTATTGAACTAATTGAAGTTATGAAGACAAGTGAGCAACCTTGGATTATACAAGCAAAAGAAGTAGTAGATGCACCAGGCTATGATATACAAAGTTACACTGAAGAACAACTAAAATTTTTACAGCAACCATTAAAACGTGCTCCTAATTCCGATTGGATTATTTCTAACCTACATAGATTTAGAATACATGAAAGTATAGCAATGTATAACAATGATGCTGCAGTACCAGCAACACCAAACAAATATATAATGGAGCAATCTAATTATTTTAAAGGTTGGAAATGTAATGTTGCTATAGAAAACTTAGTAATAACACATGATGGCAGTGTTACAGGTAGCTGTCAAGAGCAAGTATTTGCAGATGCAGATATTAATATGTTTGCAGAGGATTTTATTTTACGTTTTAATAAAGCTAAAATGGATTTAAAAACAATAGTATGTCCCAGGACTAGTTGTAGTTGTCAACCTGATACACACATTACTAAATGGAAATCTTAGTTAATGGGATATCAGCAGCACAAGTACACCACTGACGAGTACAAATAATTTCTTGTTCAGGCTCTTCAAAACTACCATTATAAATATTTCCCAAACTACCGCCTACCCTACAAGTTGCACGATGAACTTCTCCGTCCCAGTTAATCATTAAACTTTCAATACCAGCCGAACATTTCCAGCCCTTAAAGTTATTCATTTTCTTTTTAATGATATCGTTAGCATGATATAAATCTTTGTCGTCAACTACGCAGTTTTCTTTAGCAGTAGAATCTTTACTTAATATCCATTGTAAGTCACGTTCATTATATTTCATGTCGTCAAACCAATCACGGTTTTCTGCTTCTGTCCAGCGTATACGTCTAATTACATATGGGACATTGTGTCCGTCAAATAAATTAGTAGCCATTTTTACTCTGTCCATATGTTCATGGTGTGCCATAATATTTACTTGAAATGGTATATTTTGATCTGCTTCATTTAGTTGTGAAAAAGCAACTACAGTATCTATACATCTACGCCAATGTTCATCTTCCTCAAAATGCAAACTAAAAACATAATGATTTACGTTTAAGTTACTATAAAAATTAGGTGGTAACGTAGCGTTTGTAGTTATATTAATCCAGTCTACTCTTTGTGAAGCATGTTCTAGTAGTTCTTTTATATCAGGATGTACGCAAGGTTCTCCTCCTGTAAAACTTAATCTTACAGGTTTGCCTATTTCTGCTAGTGCATCAACGGCATCCGTTAAAACTTTTATATTAGTATGAGGACTAAAGTTGTCATGTATTTCTGCAGGACAATATGTGCAATCGAAATTGCAACGCTTTCCAAGGTTCCATTCAACGTGAACTGATTCTGCATGTGAGTCCCATCTCGGTTCTACTTTATACATAAGGAGCAAACTCAGGGTTGGCTGTGAGAAAGTCTTGCCCTCTAGTTTTATCTAGATTATGGTTAAACGCTATACAGTCTTGCCAGTGTGTGTTGTACATACATTTAGCCTGCAAAAAATTAATATTGTCTTGTATTTGTTGTAGTGTAACTTTTTTAAGCAATTCGTTTTCTTGAACTAATGAATATGTTAGTACAGTTTTTTTCATTGCTTCAAGTTTAGTAATAACTTGTTGTTTTAGTTCTGGCGGTAACACTTGTGCTGAAAGCGACATTGGATAGTTTACTCTGTGAGAATAAAAAATAATACCCATTTTGTTTAAGAAGTAATCAATAACTTTGTCTATCTGCATTATGTTGTTTGCTTGTACAGTAAACGCACCTACAACTCTACTTACATTAGGAAAACTCTTAAACACTTTTACATTTTCTTCTACTTCTGCAAACTTACCATTACCTCTAATGTATTCATATGTGTCATGCAAACCATCTATACTTACATTTACAGCAACACTTTTAAACTTAGGCCAATAGTCATGTATAGTACGCCCACCTTTAATACCTAGTGTTGTGCCATTAGTAGCATACTTGATTTCTATATTCTCTCCGTACTCTGCTAGTCTATCTAAAATTTTGTAATGGTATGGATCCATTAGTGGTTCACCACCTGCAAACTCTACTCGCCTAAAGTAAGGTAGTAGTTTTTCAAAACTAGACCACCAGTTATCTGAGTTATCAAATGGACCTATATACTTTCCAGGAGTATCAACTAATTTTTCAACTGTAGGAATAAGATAGTTATTTTCTTTTTTGTAGAACTCAGTAACTTGGTTCCAATCCTTCCAACTAGTACTATCAAGTGGATTGCACATACGACACTTTAAATTACATAAGTTATTGAGTTTAATTTCCATTGTAGGAAGCTCAAAAGGCATGCTATAATCGTCGTCTAAAGCGTCTAATGCATCAGGATATAAGTTAACCCTAGCTTCAGGTATTACTCCTGCTGTATGACGCTGTCGTAAGCTCTCTACACCCTGATCTTCTAAGTCAAAGCAAGGCTTACATACATCAGGACGTTCATCATTCATTACTTGCCGGCGAACTTCTTTCATCTTGTCGCCATTCCAAACTTCTTCTAATGTTTCTTCTTGTATCCAACCAACAGGTTGACTACGACAGCAAACTTTTATAGCACCGTCTTCTCTAGTAGCAAGACCAGTAAACGGATGCATACAAAATGTTTTACTTTTGCATGGCATTTATAACTCCCCATTCTCGTTCTAAACACCAAAAGCATTTACCACACGTTGGTACATGTTGTCCTGGTTTATAAGTTTTATAATCTAAGTCTTTAAACACTTCAGGATATGCATCAATATCACCTTCGCAACTCCTAGTTAAATTAAGTAAATCAGCAATATCATGTTTTATGTATTGACTAATAATCCAATCCTTTTTAGTATACACGAAAGGATGGCAAATGTCAATACCGTCGTGTACAAAATGAGGCTCTAAATGACTATCATCTCTTTCTTCAACTTTTCCAGGAAAGTCTACGTCAGGATTCATAGTCACTCCTGCATATAGTGCATTAAGATTATGTTTACTAGCAATAAATTCGTTAAAACTTCTAAGAATAATTCTATTACCGGGTTTTAATTTTCCGTACTCGTCGGTAATTAATGTAGTGCTTGGCTCTTCCATTTCAGGAGGTATTAAATTTTTATGTACATGAAAGGTATGATCAAAGCGATCTTTAAACCATTCAATTACTTGATCAGCAACGTATTCTTGCCAAGGTCGCGTTCTCCACAATCGTATTTGACTGGTAAAATGTATTTCTGCATTGGTATTAGAACAAATTAAATATGCTAGTAACGCACTGTCTGCTCCGCCACTAAGACTAATACCTATACGCTTCCAACTAGGATTTAAGTATAGTTCCATAATATTATTTACCAAGTTTTCTACGCATATAACTACAATACGGTAAATATGAGTATGCTAATAAAGACGAAGTTTTCTACACCAATTGACGATATAAACAGTGTAATAGGAGATGTTTTTGATAAAGGAAAACATGATATTTCTAATCCAACAGGGAATTTTTTTTATGATCCTTGGCAACTAAAAAGTGAATACTTAGGTACACCTTGGGAAACTATACTTAATAGTTTACCTGGAGATAAAGGACAAGCAAGAGTAATCATTTTAGAATCTCCTAGTTGTTATACAGCTCATTCAGATATTGATGACAGATATCATTTAAATTTATTTGGCGATGAAGCATACCTTATAGATTTAGAAGAACAAAAAATGTATAAAACTATAAAAGATGGAATTTGGTATGATATGGATGCAGGTAAAATACACACTGCAATGAGCATTGGTGAGCATGTTAGAGCACAACTAGTAGTACGTAAGTTACTTAACAAAAATAAATTACAAAATCCTGTAACAGTAAAAGTATATGGCAACGATAATCCAAGATATAAATTTGATAACGTGTTAAGTCCGTGGCTAAATTGTGCAAATAAAAAAGGTACTATTACAAATGTGTCTATAGTTAAATTTGGAATACAATTTGATATTGAAGAAAATCTTATAAGCACTATTCCTATACCAGAAAAAATGAAGGTAGAAATTTTATGAAAATTTTAATGACAGGGTCATCAGGTTTTATAGGATCCCATTTAAAAGAAAGATTACAAAATCACCAACTGCACCATTTAGTATCTGATCTAACAGATCATAAAAGTGTAACAGATGAAGTATTAGCAGTTAAGCCAGATATAATAGTACATCTTGCAGCTCGTACAGAAGTAGAACAAAGTTTTTACGAACAAATTGCTTTTAGCGAAATTAATTACGTAGGTACTGTAAATTTAATTGAAGTAGCAACTAAGGTTAAAAATTTAAAAAATTTTGTATTTGCAAGTACTATGGAAGTTTACGGTTGGCAACCTATATCTGACGATGTAGAAAAAAATATTATACCAAAAAATTATATAGCATTTGATGAAAATACACAGCCTAATCCTAATGCACCATACGCAGTTGCAAAGTATGGGTGTGAAAAATATTTAGAATATGCACACCGTTGTTTAAGGTTACCTTTTACAGCATTACGTCAAACTAATTGTTATGGTCGAAAAGACAATCAGTTTTTTGTAACTGAACAAATTATTAGTCAAATGCTAACAAATCCAGAAGAATGTAATTTAGGTTATGCAGAACCGTATCGTAATTTTATTTTTGTTGATGATATGCTTGATGCCTGGACTACAGTAATTAATAATCCTGACAAATGTAATGACGGAAGTATTTTTACAATTGGCCCAGACAATCCTATTAAGATTAAAGACTATGCAGAACTAATTGCTAAAAAGTTAGACTGGAAAGGAACAATCACTTGGGATACAAAGTTATTTAGAGCCGGCGAAATATACTGGTTAAATAGTAACAACGCACTTATAACTAAAAAATTAGGCTGGAAGCCAAAAGTTACACTAGATGAAGGATTAGATAGGACTATTGAAATATGGAAACGCAATTTGAGCCTTACTTAAAATTAGATCCTAGCGGAATTAAATGCATGGCTCAACAAACCTATGAGCCTTTAGTAAGTAAAGACGGAAAAACATTTTGCAAAAATTATAACTTTCCTAACGAATATGCATACAGAGATCAAAAAGATCGTCCATTGTATACAGAAGATGTTGTGGATTGGTTTTTTCAAAATGAATTACATTACTTAAAAAAGTTTGAAGGTAAACCTTATGCACCAGAAATTATAGATATAAAAAACAAAAAAATTTATATAAAATGGTATGGTAAAAGTTGTAATCAAATTATATATGCAAATAAACCTTGGCCAGTTCCAGACTGGCAACAACAAATTAAAGACATTATACTAGATCAATATAATGAAGGTGTATATAAATTAACAATGTATCCGCATTGTCATTATGTAGACAATAATAATCAGATGAAAGCTATTGATTGGTATGGTTGTGTACCTGTTGAATCACCGTACATTGCAGAAAAATGGATGCAAGGTATAATACATGAAACTGCACAATTTAGATTAGAAGAAACAGGTGCAGCAGTAGACAGTGTATTAAATTTAGAAACTATGTACAAACGTAGTTTAAGTACACACGTAAAATGGGGAGAAGAAAATATGAACTATATCTATAGGGAAATATTTGGAGAAAAACATGGCTAAATTATTAGGAAATACAAAAGACCTATTTGATTGGAATGAAGTTACATCTTGGTGTGAAAAAGATGGCGGCGTTGCATCTGGACTTGTTCAAGCAGGTGATGATTATATGGATTACTGGAACAAAACTTTACTAAATGAAGAAAATACTCATGAATCTGAAATGAATGATTATTGGCACGATTTATTTGGATGCGGGTATCGTTGGGATTTAATTTGGTGGCAATGGATAGGAACAGATATGTATAAAGAATTTATAGACAAGTTTTCTAAACATATAAAAGTTAAACACTTAAAGTCTTTTGTATCACGTCTTGATCCAGGTAATGTTGCGCCACCTCATTGGGATGAATGTGATTCTGCCCTTGTAACTCCAACCAATGAAGGTAAAATTTTTAGATATATAGTGTTTTTAAATGATCCAGATCCAGGACAAGCGTTTTTATTAAAAGATCATTGCCATTATAATGAAAAAGCAGGTGGATTATATCTTTGGGATGATTATAGAGATTTTCATGCTGCATTTAACACAGGTAGTAAACCACAATATCTTTTTCATTTTATAGGAACAACGGACGGATATCAAGATGAGTAATAATGAATTATATGAAAAGTTAAATTCTTTAGAAACAAAATACTATTCTTTAAGTACATTTTTTAGTGAAGACAATAGTGCTATCTTAGAAAAGTATAAATCTTTGTTAGCAAATGACTTTAGAATAGATACAATTGAGTGGCGTGAATTTTATGTTGATGATAATAAAATTGTTTTAAAAGTATTGCCTGGAAGATGTGCACCATTACATTGGAATTGGCATAACAATAAAGGAAAACAAGTACTATCATCGTTGCGTGATTCGTCTTTTGGTCAAACTATTTTAACTACAGATGAAGCACTTGTTCTAGAACCAAATGAATCGCATACTAATAATATTGATGATTATTGTTTTATTGCTAATTGTAGTATTAGACCTATGTGGATATTAAGGACTATAACCGATGCCTAAATACTTTGGTACTACAGAAGGTATAATTGATTGGAACCCTGTTGTACAAGCCTGCGAACAATGTACTACTGGTGATAAAAACACAGTAACAAGTGTAGTTGATCGCAGTGAAGCAGAAGCAGAAGGTCCACTACTAGAAAGTTATAGGGGTATTATAAACACATGGCAAAATGCCGGGTACAGTTTAGAAGAAATATATTGGCACGATTATTACCCTGGTGAACACTTTGATATTGAAATACAAAATAAATTTGCTAAAATTATAAACGCAGAACCTTTAAGGGTATTTGTAAGTGAAGTTGACCCAGGGCGTAATGTTCCATATCATTGGGATGTAGAAGATAAAGAAGACGAATGGTTAAAACTAGGTGAACTAAAACGTTGGGTGTGCTTTATGGATAAACCAAGATGGGGTAACATTCTTATACTTGAAGATGAATGTTTTCATAATAACCCACAAGGCGAAATATGGGAATGGGACAATTATAGAAGTTATCATGCAGGAACAAGTATGGGAATACACAAGCAATACATGTTTCATTTTTTAGGAAGACCAAACAAATGATAAAAATTAGAAATGCATTAGCAATGGGAATGACAAAGTTTTTTAGATTCTTTGCAG